AAAATTAAATACTAATTATGTCTGTAGCTGCAACCACTGAACTAGAAAGCATCAACATTATGTTGGCTGCCATAGGAGAAGCTCCTATTAACAGTCTTACAGGTACACTTCCTGTTGATGCTCGTCTAGCACAATCAACTCTTAATGAGGTAAACAAAGAAGTTCAATCAGAAGGTTGGTCTTTTAATACGGAAATAGATGTCACTCTTACAAGAGATGGATCTAATCATGTAGCCCTTTCTACTGATGTTTTAAGGGTTGATCCTAATATTCATCAACACACAACTATTGATGCGATACAGCGTGGTTTGAAGCTATATGACAGGTTAAATAATAAGTATGAGTTTGATGAAGATCTTATCTGTACTGTGGTTTATTTCAGAACCTTTGATGAGATACCAGAACCTGCCAGAAGATATATAACAATCAAAGCTGCTCGTATCTTTGTTGATAGGTTAGTAAGTGATGATGGATTAAGAACTTACACACAACAGGACGAAGTAAGAGCTAGAGCTATACTGATGGAAACAGACTTGGCTAATGGAGATCATAACCTTTTAAGAGGAGATCCATCCTTAACAAGTGTCTTTGATACCTACTCACCAGCAAACGCACTAATTAGATAAATATGGGACTTATATCTAAAGCAATTCCAACTTTATTGAGAGGTGTCTCACAAGCTGCTGACAATACGAAACAAGCTGATCACGCTGATATACAAGATAATGCTGATGGCAACCCTGTTACAGGTCTTACAAAACGTTCTGGGCTGCAATATATAACTAATCTCAGCACTTCAACTTTAGGTAATGTTCACATACAAACTATTAATAGAGATGTTAATGAAAGGTATATAGCAATATTCAGTAATGGTGATGTTAAAGTTTATGATATTGACGGTACAGAAAAGACAGTAAATAAACCAGATGGAACAACATATCTAAATACTTCTGATCCTAGAAGTGTTATGAAAACTGTCAGTGTTGCTGATTTTACCTTTGTTGTTAATACAAGTATTACTACAGCAATGGACAGTGCTTTAACTACTGGTCCTATATACTTTGATGGCTCATCTACTATCGGTATCACTAACCAGGCGATAGTTTTTGTAAATCAAGTGACAGCTAATACGGAATATACGTTAACGGTTGATGGTCGTACATGTGTATTTGATTCTGGTACATCTAATTTAAAAACTGATCGTGTTGCAGAAAAACTAAGTGCTGGTCTTACTGCTAATGCAAGTGATGTAACTGAAACAGGAACAGCCTTAACATCAGGTACAGCAGGTAATACTTTTAATATTTCAAGGAATGGATCAGTTGTACGAATATTTAAAAATGATAATTCAGATTTTGATATTCAAGTCAGTGATTCTCAAGGCAATACTCAATTAACGTTAGTAAAAAATTCTATACAAAGATTTACTGACCTACCAACAGTTGCACCTAACGGTTATGTGGTAGAAGTGAAAGGGGATGATCAAACAAACTTTGATAATTACTACGTTAAGTTTGTCACTAATAACACTACAGCAGACGGTACATTAGAAGAAGGACAATGGGAAGAAACAGCAAAGCTAGGAATAGAAAAGAAATTTGATTATTCAACCATGCCACATGTGTTAGTAAGACAGGCAGATGGTAATTTTAGATTTGCTGAAGTTGATGGTGATACTTATTCCTTATCGGGAGTAAATTATACCTTACCTAAATGGGGAGAAAGAACTGTAGGTGATTTAGATTCAGCACCTAATCCATCTTTTATTGGTAATAAGATAAATAATGTATTGTTTTTTAGAAACAGACTTGGATTTTTATCTAATGATAATGTCATCTTATCCAGAGCAGCAGAGTTTTTTAACTTCTTTCCAGAAACTGTCTTATCTGTTATTGATAGTGAACCTATAGATGTTGCAGCTTCACATACTAAAGTAGCTATTCTTAGAAGTTCAGTGACAGTAGAACAGGAACTAATATTATTTTCTGATCAAACGCAGTTTGTACTTACATCCACAACCGATAACCTGACACCTAGAACAGCTAATGTTGTAGTCGTAACTGAATTTGAATCTGATGATGATGCACAACCTGTAGGTGCTGGTAGTAGTATTTATTATCTATCTAAGAGAGGATCTTTCGCTAACGTAAGAGAATATGTCTATCAAAGAGATCTTGTTATAAGAGAATCCAGTAATATCACTGTTCATGTACCAAAACTAATACCAAGTAATCTATTTAAATTTGCAGTTTCTACAAGTGCAGATGTCTTGGTTTGTCTTGGTACTGATGAACCTAATAAGCTATACATCAACAGATGGATATATGGTCAGCAATATCAAAAGATATTAAACAGTTGGTCTACTTTTACAATTAATGGGAACAGATCTATCAAGAATGTTGATTTTATTGGCAGTGATTTGTTCTTGGTAATAGAAGAAGCCAATGGTATAACACTGGAGAAGATACCTTTTGAAAATCAGTTTACAGAAACTAATGCTACGTTTGAATATCGTCTAGATCATAAGGTTACAGAAGCTACTACTGGTGTTTCTGTGGCATATAACTCTTCTACTAATATCTCTACCTTTACTGTTCCTTACAGGTTAAGAGCCAATATGAATGTTGTTGGTAGGTATTTAGGTAGTGGAGAAACAAGTACGTTTGTTAATGAACAGGGAACAACCATAACTTTAAAACCAGGAAGACTAGTACCGACATCAAATTCTACTGATGGATCAACTTCTACTATTACAGCAACAGGTGACTATAGAAATAGTAAATTTATTATTGGTGAACCATACGAAATGCACTATAGATTCAGTCAACAGAGAATGACTGCTGGCAGTGGAGGACAGGCAGGTGGTGAGTATCTGTCAGGTCGTTTACAACTGCATCATTTCTATATCAAGTTTGAAGATACAGGGTTCTTTAATGTAGAAGTCACACCAGAAAATAGAGATACAAGTACTTATAAATTTACTGGTAAGTTTTTAGGTGAGAATACTATCGGAGCAGTTAATTTAGAATCTGGATTCTTTAAAGTTCCTGTGATGAGTAGAGCAGATAGAGTTAATATTGATGTAAAAAATAACACATTCCTACCTACAACATTGGCTAGTGCTGAATATGAAGCTATGTTTCACATGAGAAGTAGACGTATTTAATGGGTCATCTAAGAAAGGCTACATTTAAAGATCTTAAATATGTGGCTAAAAATTTAAGAGAGATTGATAAAGTGGAAGCATTTTATCAAACAGGACAAGAACCCCTACAGGCACTACAGTTTACATATATTTGCAGCAAGGTGAATATGACTATAGCTGATGATAATGATGCTCCTATAGGTCTTTGTGGTGTTGTTAAAGGTGGTGTTATATGGATGGTTGGAACAGATAGCTTATTTGAAAATAAGAAATATAGAATACAACTAATAAGAAAAGGTCGAGAATGGGTTGATAACCTGTTGAAATCTTACAAAGTCTTATATAATTTTGTATATGCAGAGAATCATTCTGCTATCAAATGGTTAAAAGCTCTTGGATTTACCTTTATCAAATATCATGAAGAATATGGTATGCAGGGCAAACCATTCTACGAATTTCTGAGGATCGCTTAAATGTGTGTATTTGCTGCTGCTGCACCAGGTATTTTAGGTTTAGGTGGTGCTGCCAGTAATTTGTTTCTTGGATCTTTAGGTCTTAACGCAGTTACTGGTTTAGCAGGTAGATCAGCAGCACAGTCAGCAGCTAACCAGACTTATCAGTCATCACTTATAGCAAACAGGTCAGCAGAACAGGCTTTCGCAGCACAACAGGAAGCGTTGGCAGCACAGTTAAAAGAATCAAGAGCATCAAAGGCACAGGAAAAACAAGCAGCAACTATCAGAGGATTACAGGCAAGAGGTGCTGTAAAGGCATCAGGTAGAGCAGGTCTTACTGTGGATCTGTTATTACAGGATCAAGAACGACAGACAGCAAACTTTAGAGAATCTATAAACCAGGCACTTGAATCAGCAAGCAGGCAATATACAAGGAATACTAAAGGACTGAAAGCACAGAGAGATAACAGACGTAATCAGCTACAGAGTAATATAAACCAGGCATATAATCAGGTACCTACACTGGGATCAGTTCTTCTTAATACTGCTGTACAAGGTCTTACCTCGTATGCTGGACTTACAGGTGGGTTAGGTGGTGTAGGGGGTTCAATAGGAGGAACACCAGCTACTGCTATTTCCACAGGTAGTTCACTTTACGTCGCTTAATTATGGCATCTAGTTTTCAAAGTACAGCTTTTCAAGGGTCTGCAAGACCTGTAGATACTTTTGTAGCTCCACCACAATACGAACCTATATCTGATATAGAAAACTTATCAAAGATATTGTCAGAGATAAATCCTAATCTTCAGAAGTTTTTCCAAACTAAGATAGAAGATGCGATAGAAGATGAACGTGCTGATATGGCAATAGAAATTGGTAAGAAAGGATTTAAACAAATAACAAAAGAACATAGAGACAAGTACGGTGATGATGCTACTAATCAATTAATTGGTGGAAGTATATTTGCACAAGACGAATTTGAGATACAAAAGGCAACATATCTCGGTAACAACTCAGCTAATGAAATAGAAGCTTTATATAACAGCAAAAGATACCCTATTACTTCAACAACAGGTGAACAAATTGAAGTACCACTATCACATTTTTCTATAGATTCTCCTGAGTATCAAGCTTTTCAAGATGAAGCAGCCCAACTCTGGGTTAATAAGACACAAGGTATATCAGATAAAAACTTAAATAAACATTTTCTTCCAAAGCAACGTAAAGCATTAATTACAAAAGCAGAAAGCCATCGTACTGATAATAATAATTACAGATACAACAGAATAAAGAAAGCAACTTATCCTACTCTTGCTCAAGGTTATCTTAAGTATATAGATGGTGATGAAGAAGGTTTAAATGAAACTAATAATTATTTTGACAAGATGGTTTTACTTGGAATTACGCAAGATAAAAAAGATAAGTTTTTTGATACAACCGTTTTAGATAGTGTAAAAAGTTTAAGTGATGAAATATTTGCAACTCCAGGCGTAGCAGGTGGTATTCGTGGCTCTCGAAAGGTGTGGGAGTATGCAGGTAAATTAAAATATGGCCCTAGTGGAACTCTTACCTTAAGTCAACATCCTAAATTTGCTTCTATGAAACAGAAACAAATACAACAACAAATAAAAGATGAAGATTCTAATAGAAAAATATATAAACAAAAATTAGAAGAAGCTCGTCAATTAACGATAGATAAATATTTGAAAGAAAATATTAACGACCCTGCCAACTTAAAACGTATTAGAGATTTCTTCGCAGATGACATACCTTACATTGAAAAGAAAATAGGAATTTATGGACAAGACAGATTAGACGCATTTAGAGAATTCTCAATAGATTTAACTAACGGAGAATATACAAACAGACCTTTTGAAGCTACTAAAAAATATGGTCAAATTTTAAATAGCATGGGTGGTTTGCAATCAAAAGAAGAAAGAACTTTTGGAGATAAAGTCTTAAGTAAAATAACTGACAATAGGCAAGGTAAACTATCAGGCATTAATTCTAAAAAAACTTCAGTTTTAAAAAGATTAAAAAATACTTATGGCACTTTTAACGAATTATCAGGTGCTTGGGTAAACATCAAAGATGACATTGATCCTAGTAGTCATTGGTCATCAATAGAAAGAAATTTTGAACGTGACTTCGATGTATGGCTTAACTACACAGACGATGGAGAAGGAGGTTTTATAAATAGAACAAGAAAAGACATAGATGATTATCTTTTTAATGAAGAAGTAAAGACTGAAAAAGAAATACAAACATGGTTAGAGAGAGAAAGAGACAAAATTAAAGAAACTAGCGGTGCGACTAATACATATAGATTAAATCAAAATGTTATTGACTCTTTAATTAAAAACAAAACTATAAAATTAGATAATAGAACTGGTGAATATAAAGACGATTTAGGAAATACTTATCTTTTAGAAGGTACTACTACAAATAAAGGAGTTGAAATTAAAACAGATCCTATGAGAAGAAAAAAAATCTCACAAAATAATACAGTGACCATAGATGGTCAAACATTTGAAAACAGTAGGGGAAGGGCAGGTTTTGGTGGAGGTATGACTGTTGATAAGCAAACTGAAAATACTGATGATGAACCAATTAAGATTCAAGTAAGAAAGGGAGATACGTTATTTGGATTATCACAGCTTTACGATACAACTGTAGAAAAAATAAAAGATTTAAACGGACTAACAAGTGATGTAATTAGAACTGGTCAAGAACTAATTATGCCAACTATTACCAGATTAGTGAATACAGTTGGTGATGCTGTAGTACCAAAAGAAGATTTAAAGAATAGAAGTGTTCTTGAAGAAATAGATATAACAAAACCTTTTAGCTATGACTCTCTTTACAGACTTGCAATGGAAGTGGGTTTCCCCCCTGAAGACGCAAGGATAATGGCAGCTATAGCTTTGGCAGAATCTAAAGGTGATGCTCAGATAGATACTGTTGCTTCTGGTACAGATCCAAATAAAGAAAATGAATTTAGTTTAGGTCTTTGGCAAATAAATGTAATTAAGGAGTACCAAGCAGAACGCTTCCCACTATTTAATATTAAGAGTCCACAAGAACTATACAACCCACTAACCAATGCCAAGGCAGCCTTTATACTTTACGATAGAAGAAAACCAGAAGAAAGATTTAATGATTGGTCTACTTACTTAGACGGATCATACAAAGATTTTTTACCCAAAGCTAAGTAACTATGGATTCTCGTAAACTAGCAAACGATTTTGATTCTAATGACATTTTAGATTTAGAAGAAACAGGATCTAATTATTTAGATGATGATACGAATATAGGTTTTAATGTACCTAAAAGGCTTACTGATTTTAATCTTGGTTTTTCTACTGAAACAGAATACCTTAATTTACATGAGTCCTTAGTTACTCGTTTTCCAGAATTTGAAAAACCAGTATTTAATTTTTTAAAAACATCTGATACTGAAAAATTAAACATTGCAATTGATGATCTTTTAGACCCTTCTAATAGTTCACCAGGTTTGTATGACCCTGTAAAAGATGATTTAAAAAATAATCTAAGTAACTTTTTTAATCTGCCAGATGATCAGAAAAATAATATTTTAAGCACATTAGAAAAACGTGAAGGTCTTACACAGTCTTCTGGTTGGAAACAGGCAGCAGGTATTGGAACAGAAGTAATAACAGGTATAGGTACTGATCTTGCAACTAATTTTTTGCTAGTTAGTCCAGATCCTTTGACCAAAGCTGCTTATTTTGCAATAAATTTTGGATCTGGTTTTGGATCAAATGTAGCTGCACAAAAAGTTAGAGATGAGAAAGATATTGATTACGGAGAAGCCATAGCAGCAGGTCTTATACAAATGATTCCTTTTGGGTCTACAGCAAAAATAGGTAAAGGAGGTTTAAGAAGGGCTGCTTTGCAAGGTGGTGTCACAGCAGTTGCAGATCAACAAATACAAAAAGCTATTAATGAACAAGAGTTACTTACACCTAAAGAAGCTTTGTTTTCTGCAACATTTGGAGCAGGTCTTGGAACAACTTTTAAAGGCAGTATTGATGGCTTACAAGGTCTTTATACAAAGTATGCTGGCAAATCAGCAGATGAAATTAACAAAGTAATCACGCCAACAGAAATAAATCAAGTTAATAAAATTGTAAAACAAGCTAATGAATTAAATACAACAGGTGTTGATAACGTTCAAAGTACAAAAGTTGATAATATTTTCAGAAAATATGATGAGGAAACACAAGACAGAATTAGTGATGCACTTGGTTTAAGAAGAAAAGTAAAACCATTTAAAACTAATCTTGAAGCAGGTCGTGGTTTAAGAGGTAGTCAAGGTGCTGATGAATTAAAAAAACGACTTCAACTAGAAACAAATTTTAAAAGAACTAATCCAGAAGAAGTTAAAAGTATTCAAGAATTTATAGATATTATCGGTGATGATATGTTTAGTGATGTTTCTTTATCACTATCTAATAAAATAGGTGCTGCTGGTCAATTTGACTTTGCAAGTAGTCTTATAACAATCCGTAGAAAAGTTGTAGAAGGCTTTGAACAAGGTACTGGTGGTGGCCTTGATCATGTTGCAGTACATGAACTGTGGCACAGTCTTTCTCGCTACCTACCTAAAGAAGATTTAGTAAGATATAAGAAAGAATTTGCTACTGCTCAAACTAAATATTTAAAACAATTTGATAAAAAAAGAGCAAAATTCTTAAAAACAACATCGAAAGAAGAGTTAGCTAATCTTATATACCAAAGATCTGATGATCCCTTTGCTAGAAAGCCAAATATTACTGATAAAAACTTTTTAAGAAAAGCTAATGCTTATTTTGAACGAGGTAAATTTACCAATGAAAACTATAGATTCAAAAATATTGATGAGTTTTTTGCAGAAAATTTAGCTGATGAATTTTTTAATGCTTTAGAAAAAGGTGGTCGTCTAGATCTTGCACCTACTGGAACTTTTAAAAGAATTTCACAAGAAGTATCAATATTTTTACAAGATCTTTTTGATAACTTAAGAGCAAGATTAGGTGGCCCTAATACTAAAAAGATATTTAGTGATTTTGTAAAAAGAAAAAATGTAAAAAAATACAGACGTTTTGCTTTAGATCAAACAAATGTAGACAAAGTAGTAGAAGCAAGAAAAGGTAAAGGTAAAAAGAAACAGAATATAGGACCAGATGATCAACAACCAAATCAAATAAACTTTAAGCAATTAGGTGGCAATGAAGAATTTATTAGGAAGTCTGTTCAAGATTCACAGAATGAAGGTGTAAATCGTTTTGTAATGACAGAATCAGACATAAGAGAAGAAGCTTTTGAACTGTTAGAGAATCCAGATTTTAAACAACATATTGAAGGTATAGCAGCAGATAGAAAAATTAATCCATCAGGTATAGATCAATTTGCACTAGCTGAACAAGTTGCAAGAATAAGTAGAAAAAATGATATTAATGTTCAACGATTTATAAATGTTATTAATGTTAAAAATGATGTAAACGCAGCAAAGATAGTTAAAGATGAATTTATGGCTGGTATTGAAGAGTTTGATGATTGGGTAAGAAAATCTATTCCTATTAGAAGTGATTATGGTTCTGGTTTGTACTCCATGCAGATGAAAACTTCTGGCTTGTCAGCAGAAGAATTTGCAAAACTTCCCGAAGCAGAAAAAAGAAAAATAATAGGTCAACAAAGTGGTGTTGCAAGAATAGAAAGTGACATTGAATTAAAACGAATAGAAGATTTTAAAAACGGTGTAAATAAAGCATTTGAAGAATACGAAACAACAGGTGATCCTAAGAAATTAAATGAATTACTTAATATCTTTAAGAGGACTAAAGGTGATTACAGTAAAACTCATAACTTAGTAAGATTTGGATTATTAGGTAATTTATTAAATATTGATGGAAATTCACCTCTTAGAGTCTTAAACGAAATATTTATAAATGCAATTTTATCAAAGCCAACTACCCATGAGATCAATGCTATATCAGCTATAGGTGAAAGCCTTATGTTGAACTTAGAATTGTATTTAGACCCGATGAATGTTGTTAACCCCAAAGAATTGCAAGCTGCATGGAAACATACAGTAGGTTTATTACAAGGCTATAATCTTGCAATAAAAGGTGCGAAAGAATCTTATAGGTTGGAAAGTAATTATTTTAATCCTGGTGCAGAAAAATTAGATTATGTAGATAGATTTGCTATTTCTATGGATGGTGACGGAATACTAGCTAATTTAGTAAATGGTTTTGGTAAAAATTTCGTGAGGCAGCCATATAGGTTTTTATCAGCCTCAGATGCTGCTTTTCATGGTTTTAATATTAACGCATCAGCACAAAGTCTTGCATTACTAAAAGGACTAGAAAAGCGTTTAGAAGGCAAAGAATTACAAGACTATGCAAACAAAATGGCTAATGTTGTTGTTGAAGCGTTTTCAACTAGAACAGGTAAAGTAATTAATAAACTACCTACACAACAAGCTAAAGAAGCTGCTGCAATATTTAAAAATGTTCAAGAATTTAGCAAAGAAGCTACTTTTGCAGAGGACTTACCAGAAGGTGCTGTTAAATGGTTAGCTTCTGGATCTGCTAAATACCCTATAGTCAAAAGAATTGTTCCCTTTGTTCGTACTTTAAAAAATCTTATTCATAAACAAATAAAAAGAACAGCAGGTATAAATGTTTTACCTGGTACTGGTTTTTATGATGATTTGACGAGTGGAAATCCTTTAACAAGAAAAGCTGCAAGAGGAAGAATCTTTACATCAATAGGATCTGCTTTCTTAATCTATAATTTTATGAATGGAATGGATAAAGATGAGACAAGAGTAAGACTTACTGGTGGTGGACCTGCTAACAGAAAGGCATGGTTAGCAAAATGGAAAACTGGTTGGCGACCTTATAGTATTGGTTATCCTCAATACAATGAAGATGGCACATTAAAACGTGGTAAAGATGGTCGTGTAGTAGTCAAATACTATTCATTCACAAGAGTTGATCCTTTATCTGGTTACTTAATGGCATCTACTGATTTATTTGAAATATATAAATATTTAGAAGAAGGTGATCAAATTTCTGCTCTTGAAGCTTTAGGTATAGCAGGTGTCAGAAACATTACTGATCGTTTATTCTTCACAGGTATTAATGATTTTGCAGATCTTTTATACAATAAAGGAAGGTCTGGTCGATTTCTTGAAAGAACTATAACATCCAATATTTTTTATAGTGGTCTTCAATCTGATCTTAAAAGAGTACCAGGTGATTTATATGACATGGGGTTATTAAATTGGGCTAATGTAAGTCCAGAACAAGGTCTTAGATGGAAGTTAAAATTAGATTCTGAAGTTTACAAAGGTGATGAATCATTAGGACCGTTTGAATCTTTAAAGAGAGAAGCTTCTAAAAAAGTATTAGGATATGGTGATGATTTACCACCAATGAGAGAACACATTACTAATAATCTAGTTTTATATCCTAAGAAAGCAGGTTTAGATTTATTTAATTGGGTGGTTGAAAGCGAATCTCAAAACCATCCTGTAGTTTCCGTATTGGCTGATATGGGTCAAGTTCTCTCTGAACCAGATGACATGATTGGTAGTTACGGTGGGTCTTTAGATTATTTGAATATAGAAGAAATGCAGTTAGGAAATGATGCTATACCTTTAAATGCAACACAAATGAGTGACTTAAGATATTTAGTTAATACAGAAACCATGAAAGACAAATCGTCACCTTTTTATGGATTAAATATAGATCAAGCAATGCAGTTATATATGAAAACTCCTCATTTTAAAGTTCATCACGATATTGTTAAAAAACAAAAGAAACCTTGGAGAACTGCAAAAGATTCTGTTGAACAAATTATGAGTGGTGGTGATAAAATGCCTGGTCTAAGAGAAATAAATAAAATGTATATTGAATTAGGAGAAGATAGGTTTTTGGCTCAAAATCCAGATATACTTGAAAAACATACAATCTTAAATAAATTAAGTAGAGATCGGTTTAATCAAACCATGCAAAGATCTATTCAATCAGTCGAATTTTAACTATGGCTACTAACACTGCTGCATCTTTTACAAACCATACTGGTAATGGTACTGCTGGTCCTTTTAGTATCTCCTTCTCATACTTAGCTGAATCAGAAGTTGATGTTACTGTCGGTGGTGTCTCTAAAACCATAACCACTCATTACACATTCACCAGTGCTACGCAGATTACCTTTACCAGTGGTAATGAACCTGGTAATGGTGTTGCCATTAAGTTTCAAAGAGATACTGATATATCTGCCAAGAAAGTAGATTTTGAAGATGGTAGTGTTTTAACAGAAGCTGATTTAGATACACAAAATGATCAGGTCTTATTTGCTCAACAGGAAATACTAGATAAATTAAGTGGTATTGAAGAGAACGCTACAGCAGATCAAACAGATGCAGAAATAAGAACTGCTGTAGAAAATGCAACTGATAGTAATGTTTTTACAGATGCAGATCATTCTAAATTAAATGCTATAGAAGCTTCAGCTACAGCAGACCAGACAGCTAGTGAAATAAGAACACTTGTAGAAAATGCTAGTGATAGCAACGTGTTTACTGATGCAGATCATACAAAGTTAAACGCTATTGAAGATAATGCAACTGCCGATCAAACTAACTCTGAGATAAAAACAGCTTATGAAGCAAATAGTGATACCAATGCCTTTACTGACGCAGAGAAAACAAAACTATCAGGTATAGCTACTGGTGCTGAAGTAAACGTACAATCAGACTTTAATGCCACTTCTGGTGATGCTGTAATCCTTAATAAACCAACAATACCAAGTGCCTTAAATGACCTGTCAGATGTTAATACTACTGGTGCAGCAGATGGCAAGATACTGAAATTTCAATCATCCAGTAATACTTTTATTATTGCTGATGACGCTAACGATGGAGGTGGTGGAGGAGGTGGTAGCTTAACCGATGGAGATAAAGGTGATATTACTGTTTCTTCATCAGGTGCTTCTTGGAGTATTGATGCTAGTGCAGTATCAACAAATAAAATAGCTGATGATGCTGTAACACAAGCAAAAATAGCTAATGATGCTGTTACAAGAGATAAGATTAATTCAATATCAACATCTTCATTACCAAGTTTTGAAGCTAAAGGTGATGGAAGTTCACAAGATGGATATATACAACTTAACTGTTCACAAAATAGTCATGGTGTAAAAATTAAATCACCTCCTCATAGTGCTAATGCAAGTTATACCCTTACTCTTCCTAATAATGATGGTAGTTCTGGACAATTTTTAAAAACTGATGGTAGCGGTGTATTAAGTTTTGATACTGTTGATTTATCTGCCAAAATGAACAAAGCAGGTGACACAATTACAGGTGATGTCACTATCGCTTCTGGTACAACAAACAAAAATATTAATATAGATGTTGATAGTAAAATTAGATTTGACGATGATTTAAAAGCTACATTTGGAAATGGTGATGATCTGCAAATTTACCATGATGGTTCACACAGTTATATTGATGATAATGGTACAGGTAATTTAAAAATACAACTTGGTGGTGCAACAAAAGCAGAAGTTGTTTCTACTGGATTAACCGTAACAGGAACATTAACTGCTACAGCTTATGCAGGTGACGGGTCAGGTCTTACTGGTATTGCATCAACTGTAGCTGGTGGTGCTATCTATGAGAATAGTGCTACTATTAGTGCATCTCACACGATTGCGTCAGGTACTAATGGAATGAGTGCAGGGCCAGTTTCCGTCAGTAGCGGAATCACCTTAACTATCAGTTCTGGTAGTGTCTATACAGTAGTTTAATTATGCCCATTAGCTTAAACGGAAACGGAACTATCACAGGAGTCTCAGTAGGAGGACTCCCTGACGGTATTGTTGATACCGATATGCTTGCTGCTAATGCAGTATCGGAAGCAAAACTTGCAACAAGTCCACAACAAGGACTTGCTAAAGCATGGGTTAATTTTGATGGAGGTAGTGTTTCGTCGCCAAGAGATTCTTTTAATGTAGATTCTGTTACAAATATTGCTAGTGGAAAACAACAAATAAATTTTACTAATGCAATGCCTAATAATGATTACGCTTTTTCTGGGTCATCAGCACAGGCAGATGAAGATAATGATAATCCTTGCTTCTGTTTTCCTTTGCAACATGATAGTCAATATAAAACAACAAGTGTAAGAGTAAAAACTGGTTATCATACTCATGGTCATGTAAACATATCTATTGCAAATAGAAGTTTCACATCAATCGCTATTTTTGGAGATTAATTATGGCTAACTCAGATAAAAGAATTATTTACAAAGAAAGTAACGGGATTGTTGCTGTTATATGTCCAGCAGATAAAACTTTTCGTACTGTTGAAGAAATAGCAGCTAAAGATGTTCCTACAGGTTTTAAATATAAAATTGTAGATAAAGATGATATACCCACAGATTTATCTTTTAGAGACGCTTGGACTGTTGATGATTCAGACCTTACAGATGGAGTTGGAGCATGAGTATTATTAAAACAGACATGGCGAAAGCCAGAGAAATCCATAAAGACAGAATAAGAAACGTAAGAACATTAAAACTTGCAGAACTTGATATTGAGTTTCAAAAAGCTTTAGAGACATCATCTAGCACTACTGATATAGTTAGTAAGAAGCAAGCATTAAGGGATGCTCCTGCTGATTCCGCTATAGATTCTGCATCAAATGAAGCTGAACTAAAAGCACAATGGAACACTTCTATTCTTGGTACTTCTCCTTATAGCTAATTATGAGCCAGATCAAACTAAAACATAGCGGTGGTAATTCAGTAATCATAGCTGCACCAGATAGTAACCCTGCATCTGATCGCACTCTTAAATTACCTAGTGATGGTGATGGTACTATCCTTACAACTAACTCTGCTACAGGTAAAGTTCTTCAAGTCAAGCAAGGTGGTAGAAACGATACTGCTTCACAAAGTACAGGAGCTAGAAGTCATTGGGATGGAGCAAATATACAGGTATCTATAACACCAGCAAGTGCTTCCAGTAAAATTCTTATACTAGCTAATACCAATTACACAACTTCTAACCAAGTAAATAATAATCCTGTTGTATTACAAAAGAAAACAGGGTCAGGATCTTTTGCTAATATTACTGCTGCCAACGGTGCAGATGATGGTAATAGAGTTGAAGTCATGACGGCTATTTATCAGCAAACTACATATAATCTTTCACCACAAAGCTTTAATTACTTAGATACGGCTGGAAGTACTGATGAACTTACTTATAGAGTAATTTATTATAATGTTAGTGGTTACACTAGAACTATTTATATTAATAGATTTCATTCTGATTCAAATGATACTTCTACAGTAGTGGGATCTTCTTGGATTCAAGTAATGGAGGTAGCAGGTTAATGGCTATCTCTTATAATTAAGGTAAAACACTATGGCACTAGATCACGAAGCGATTTACAAAGCATACGCAGGCACAGTTGTTTCTATTGATGACTCTGCTGGTGCGTTTGACGCAAGCGGTAATTCTGTAACTCTTGAGCAATCTAAAATAAATACTGCAAGAACTGAACTTAATACGGCTGCTGCTGCTATCAAGTATCAAACTGACAGGACAACTGATGGATCTACAACCTATGCTTCTATAGGAGATCAGTTGGATATGTTATATAAAGATATAGTAGCTGGAACTGTTACCACTTCTGGAACGTGGGCTACACACATCAAAGCTGTAAAGGACGCTAATCCAAAACCATGAGTGAAATCAAAGTAAATTCGATAAAAGGGGTAGCAGCATCAGTAGCAGCCTTAAGTATTAATAATTCTGATGGAACGTGTACTGCCAACCTAAGTAACAGGCAAGGTAAAAACTTGATAATTAACGGAGCACAACTTATAGCCCAAAGGGGTGTGTCATCTACAAACTCTGGGTATGGAAGCGTTGATAGATTTGCAATTATTTATAATAATACTGATGAAGCACCAACTCATGCACAAGCTGATGTAGCTAGTGGAACTACACCTTATACATTAGGATTTAGAAAGTCTTTAAAAGTAACTAATGGTAATCAAACAAGTGGTGCTGGTGCTGATGATGAAATCATTATAAGAACAAGATTAGAAGCACAAGATATTGCTAATAGTGGTTGGAATTATACAGATCCAAATAGTTTTATAACACTTTCATATTGGATTAAATCAAGTGTTGCACAAAATTTTTATGGTAGATTAAGAACACAAGAAACTAATTATAATTACGCATATGAAACTGGTTCTTTAAGTGCTAATACATGGACTAAAATAACCAAAAAAATTGCTGGTAATTCTAATTTACAGTTTGATAATGATAATGCTAAAGGTTTAACTATTGAATGGACAATATTTAGAGGTACTGATCACACAAGTAGTTTCGCATTAGATACTTGGCTTGCATACACTAATGGAGGCAAAGTACCAGATATGACAACAACATGGTACACAACAAATGATGCAACATTTGAAATTACAGGAGTTCAATTAGAAGTAGGCAGCGTGGCAACAGATTTTGAGCATTTAAGCTTTACGGATGAATTATTAAGGTGTCAAAGATATTATTGGAGAAAACCATTTAGCGGAGAAACAGACGAATATATTTTTGGTGGTAAGTATGGTAGTTCGGAAACTATAATATGGTATTCACTTCCAGTAAAGATGAGAGCAAATCCTACTCTTACTTATGGTGATGTTAGAACTACAACAGGGTTTGAGAATATTGCTAGTCGGTATATGTTACAAGTAAAAATGCAAGCTACTAATGGTTATGTAATGAACCCTGTACTAGATGCGGAGCTTTAAACTATGAGTTACACTTACAAATTTCTACCAGATGTTACAGACCTTATTACAGGTAATTCTATAAAAAATAGTTGTATTCTTAGAAAAGAAGATAATGCTTTTATTCCTAAAGACGAAGCAAACAACGACTACCAAGAGTACCTCGCTTGGGTAGCAGAGGGAAACACAGCCGAAGCTGCTGATTAATTAGTCTTATGTTGCATCTGCCTTGTCATAAGGCTCATAGTGACGTACAGAGGTGCTAATGCCATAATTCCTACAAAAGTTATTATGGTGACAGGTACTAAGGCTCTAGCAAAAGCTTCTCTCATAATATGGACGAAATATACTACCCAAATTTACCAAATACTGAATATATCCTCAATCCTCCTAAAACAATTTTTTACCCTCCCCAAGCGGAAGTACCTTATCTAGATCCAGTTCTTTTACCGAGTCTGGAACAAGTTCAGTCGGGTTTGGCAGAAGAGAAGGCAAATACTTCTTCAGAAGAAGAGGAGCAAGACGAGGAAGTAACAGGTATAAAGCAAGAAGTGATCCCAACGAACCTGCCAAAAAACTTAGAAAATACTTCATTAGAAACTGTAGCTACTTTTAATATACCTCTGTTCGGTGAGTTTCCCATACCAGCACCAGAAGTTATAGCTTCGTCAGTTATATCAAGTGGAGTAAGTGCAACTTTAGCTGTAACTGGTTCAATAGTTTTACAAAGTGTTATAGGCCAACTTAAAAAGATAATGAAAAAGATATTTACTAAGGTTTTGAAGAAGGAGGTGAAGGATTTACAAACAAAGAAGGATTAGCTTTTACATAACTTCTTATATTTATTACATCACTACAAAGACTTGCATAAGGTGATTTAGGATTAATCATATAACCGCTTGCATGAAGCTGTGAACACTTTAAAACTCTCACTAATTGCTTATCATGCACTTGCTTTGATAATTCTTCTTTGGCTAGGTCTAGCTTTACTTTTGCTAGATCCTCACATGTTTCATTACTACCTCCTAATGGGATCATAAAACTCATTTGTACACCCCAACCTTCATTGATGCTATAAGTCTCTTCACCTTGAGCATCATTACCTGTATAGAAAGGAGTTACAGCCATAGTAGGTTGACTGCAAACCAAGTTTCCAAACTGTTGCTTACCTGTCATACCATTATTGATATTCATATTCTGATTAATTATTGATGAATTACCTACAGCATTAGGTTGTGCTTGGACGTTAGTATCGCCTTCAGCCCTGACCTGGTTACTGGCTAAACACAGACAAGCTAGTAATAACGCTTGTAGTCGTGATCGAATCATTCTGTGTAATCTGCTCGGTTAGCTGTGACGCTGCTCTTGTAGTTGTTGTTAAAGTCCAATCTGCTGTGTTATCTGTTGGTGTAAAGATAGCGTCTGAATGAGCTATACCACCACTAGAAGCACTTGTAACAGTGATATTAGAACCTTCCCAAGTGTTTATAGCAGATCCATACTTCTCAGTAACTATAGACCTTGTAATGGTCTGTGTAGTGTTCTCTGTTCTATTGCTTGAGCCAGTAGTCCAGGAAGGCACTCCATTGGCATATACAGGACTAAACAAAAACAGAGATAAGAATAGTAGTTTCTTCATTTTCTTGTATTATCAGGATCTACTATTAATTTTATAGGTGTATCTATTCTAACGAGTTGTGTCTTACCTAACACTTCTTGTAAGTCAGCTTTTACATTAGTACCATTTTTAGACTTATCACCACCTTTCTGTGTAATAGAAGCTCCAAAACTGCTAGCAAGCCCTACAAAGACCGAAGCGATAAAGGTCGGATCTATCTTTTGCTGTGGTATTCCTAGTTTACTTAGGTCTAAGTATGAAAGGCTTAACATTGCAGTAGCCCAAGTCAACAAAATAAGCCTGACCCCTAGTGATACCAGTTCAAACTGCTCTTCTCTACAAGGCACAGCTTCCTGTAGCTTGAACCATACACTTTTCTTCTGTTCCTTTGGTTGTTCTGCCATAGCGTTTTATAAAAAGAAAACCCTAGATGGGGAATAGGGCTTATTGACTTGTGTGAGGAGTCAAGCCAAAATTAGCAAATATATACATAATTGGAAA